AGGTGCATTTCATAATCAGTAGCAGCCGTCAGAGGAACGTCAATTGCATAGTAACCAGTTCCAACCACAGCTATTTCCTGGCCAACGTAAGCTGAGTTGGTTACATCGTAAACCTGAAGCTTGTAGTCGCCAGATGTGAAACCACTGATCTCAAGAATGTGGGCCTCAGCAGTCCCTATCCTTCCGCCGTCAGAGTCAGCAATTTTTGTTGATTCAATCGCCCACTCGACCGTCTCATCAGCCACAACCGAACCATCTGGAGCAATTTTAAAGGCAGTCCCCTTGTACTCCTCTGGTAGTTCCGCAGCCGTGGTTGTTTGAGAAACCCCCCAGTCACCTGACGAGGTTGTGTTAGCCACACTGGTTGTCGCGTCCGAGGTAGCATCAGGGTTTAAAATATAGTTCTTACCACCACCCGAGGAACCAACCGCTCCCCACTTGAGCCCGGTAGCTTCTCCCGAGTCAGCAACCAGAGCCAGTCCGTTAGCACCGACACCCAAACGAGCAGCCACGGTTGAGTAACCAATCAGGTCGCCCTTGGTAGTTAAGGGAGACAAGGCATTAAATGCAGGATTGGCAGTGGTTTGACCCGTTCCGCCATTTCCAATTGGTAAGGTACCAGTGACCCCGGTTGATAGAGGCAGTCCACTCAGGTTTGTAGCGACGCCGCTCGCTGGTGTTCCAAGTGCTGGTGTTACCAGTGTCGGTGAATTTGAAAAGACAACCGACCCCGTTCCAGTTTCATCAGATAGAGCCGCTGCAAGTCCTGCCGAGTTGGTTAAAGTGCCTTCCTTCGCATCCAGTTGTGTTTGAATAGCCGAAGTGACACCGTTCACGTAACCAATTTCGGTGGTGGTTGTTGCAGCCGCAGCAACGGGAATTCCACTGGCATTTGATACCAAGGCCCTCGATGCAGTGATAGCAGGAGCGACAACGATCGCAGAACCAGAAGAAACCATTACCCGATCATTGGTAAGGGCAGTGCTGGAAGCCGTACCACCGTTGGCAATAGGGAGTGTTCCCGTTACACCGGTCGATAGCGGTAGGCCAGTCAAGTTTGTTGCGGTCCCTGATGCTGGGGTACCAAGGATTGGAGTAACCAGAGATGGGGACGTAGCAAAAACCAATGAACCCGAGCCAGTTTCATTTGAAATAACCCCAGCGAGCTGTGCCGAGGTAGTCGCCGCGAACTGTGCCAGGGTCCCTGCAGTCGTTGCCCTTGCGTCGAGCTGCGTTTGTACGGCGCTTGTAAGGCCGTTGATATAACCTATTTCTGTAGCGGTTGTGGTTGCTGCCGTGACAAACCCACTGCCATCAGAAACAAGCCCTCGGGAAACTGTTAGCCCACCCAAGTCACTCAAAGTAATCCCTGGTTTCAAACGGCCAATGACCTTCCAGTCAGAGGTTGCCGAGATAAATCCAAGAATCACCGCTTCCTTATCGGTGTCCATTGTTATGCTGGTAGCACCCTCGATGGTATCGGAAGCACCACGGTTTATAGTCACGGTGTTACTCGACGCATCACCGGTCTCGTCATATATAATAAATATTTGTTTGTTCGCACCGGTCGGCAAGTTTACAGTCACTGCACCGGGAACGGTTAGTTTTAAAGTTACAGCGAAGTCGGTAGTCGCAACGGTTACAGGTGAGGAGGTTGCTTGTCTCACCGCCATTTTTTGGAAGGTTGTTGACTGTGCACCGTTCGCCAGGTCAACCAAAAAATCTGAAAGCGCCGCCCAGTTCACTTCACCGCCGGATGGTATAGCATGTGTGTCAGGGGTTACATTTGTAGACCCACCGGGCCAAGTTACACTGGTTGCCACGTTGACTCCTTACGGTAAAAAAGGGAGGAGAGCCCGAAGGCCCTCGATCCCCTGTTTTCCAAAACAATTGTTTTAGGAAGCACTCTCGTCATTGACATTCTTGAAATAACAGTTGTCCGCTGGTCGGTGGCAGAAAATATACTGATCTGCATAAGACCGGAAAGCGTGGCCGGCGGAGTTCTCAAGTGGGAAAATCACGTCTCCAGCGATTCCCGGGATCTTGAAGCTTGCTTCCGCAGAACCAGACCTGGACCAGGTAGGCTTACAGAGGGCGAAAACATCGCCTTCCATAACTCCTCTGTGACTGTGGAAAGTCGCCTTACCATTCTGTGAATGATACTCTGCACCCTGCCCACCGTTGACGAATTTCGTCGGAGTGTACTTGGTATCATGACTGACCAGATTAGTTTCGGCGGTGACAACATCGGCCCATGATCGCGGGTTGAGATATATGTCAAGGTCGCCTTCCATTCCGCCACGGTTAACCATTTCGGCGATACCGTCCTGGAAAACCTGCATTCCAAACTTCTTGTTGTCACAGTCGACAACGTTACCCTGCCATAGTGAGTAGGATGCTGTGGGGATCCCGAACAGTGTTCCAGAGTTATTAAGGATGTTGTGAACACCCAGAATATCCTTGGATGACTCCATTCCATCAAAACACAGACGATGCGAGCTGGTAGAGGACGCGGCAACCGGGGTAAAATCAACGGTGATGAAACCCAGAGGAGCGTTAACCCCTTTTAGTGTTCCAGAGGCAACGATTGCACCGGTTGAATCCACCTGATTTACCTTAATTCCTTCCCAACCGATCCAAAGTCCTGCAGCGAAATCACCGGGCTTTAATAGAATGTTTTTACCAGCAGCATTGATCCCATTGGTGAAAGCTAGGGTGCTCCCATCCTTAAGGGTCAAGGTACCGGTGCCATTTGCAAAGGCTACGTTTCGATAGTCCTGAGTCGCATAAGATACATAACCAAGCATCTTATCAGACCGACCATAGAGACGCATGATTTCCAACATTCTGAAGTGCGAAGCAAGGTTGTTTTTAACCACGTGTTTCGTGGCATCGAAAAAAGCTTTCTTACCGCCACCCTGAGAACGGGACATGATGGCCCAAGGAACGATACTCGGCAGAACAGAAATGAAAGGAGCAACCTGGGCTTGCTTTACAGTTCCGGCTCTGGCTGGGTTTAATTCAAAAGCGTCGGTGGTATCTGAGAAAGTGAACCCAGATTCATTTGTAAGGGTTACAGATTCATTATAGTTTTCACCAACCTTGCCCTTTTCAGAGAAAGGGATAAGGCTTGCCAGATGGTTGTCATCCGGTAACAGATCGTTGTGATCGCCATAACACTCTTTAAATAGATCGACTACATCGGTATTAGTTTGCTGACCCATTATTTAGCCCTCCAGTAAAGCGTAATTTTCACAGTTCCGGCTGTTAGAGCATCGAAGTCTGGTGAGTTACCCCAGTCAACGCGAACAGCAACATTCCCATCGGCACCCAGCTCGGCCTCAGTAGCGAGGGTAGAATCGGTCAATCCCGCAGGAACAACCCGCCGGCGTACGGTGGTCAATAACTCTGTTCCCGACTGGCATTCAGCCTCAACGTATTCAAGTTTATCGACCTGCTTACCCATATCGAAAATAAAGCCCTGAGCATCCGCACCCAAGGCTGTGGCATCGAACTGTGCGGCTGTGAATTCGCTTGATGTCCCAAGGTGAGCATCAATAATGGCTTGCGTGAAAGCGGCGGCAGCAAAACCGGTCAGGGCTCTGCTATCGTCTATTGGAATGGCCTGCTGGGTTACAGCCGCCGTAATTTTGAAAAGAAATTCTTCCTTGTGGACTGCCTTACCACCCTTTGAAGTGCTAAGAAATCCGCCTGGTCCTCTGCCCATTATGAAACCTCCACTTTAAATAGTGTCAGCCTCGCCGAGATTGCATTTCCTTCCGCATGTAGGCACGAAAGTCCTTGTCTACTTTGGAAACATTCGAACGAGACCTTGATTGAAATCCTTCGTCACCGCCCACGGGGACCTGTGACCTAACTTCCTTCAAACTTCTCTTTCGGATGCCATCCGGGATATTTTCGGGTAGACGACCGAGAAATGAATCAGGATCTTTCTCGTATTCCCTACGAGCGTATTCGCTGAATTCATCATCGAGATTTTTCAAACTTCTTCTAAGTGACTCTACCATGGTTGTTTGTTGACCTTTTTCTCTATATAGAATTCGATCCTCACAACACCTGGCTACTAACCTCTGGTTCCCTTTCAATGGGATCCCCATTTCCTTGAACGCATGTTCAAGCTCATCCTGGATTTTTGTGGCGGCTTGCTGTTCAAGGTGTCTCTGATACTGCTGGAATTCACGTTGATCATTCCGTTTCTTCTCAGCCTCAAGAGCTTTGTTTTTTTCCTCTAGTTCAAACGCCCGTTGTGCATCGGGTGTTCGTTCCTCCTCCTCGATCGCAGCCAGCAACTCTTGTTCGCTGAATTCCCTCAGAGCTTTTTTTGGAATACCAAGTTTCTTAAGAACCGAAGTATCGCCCGCCTTAGCAGCTTTTAGGATTTCCAACAAGGGCTGCATTTGTTTTTGCAGCTTGCTCGCGTCCTCCATTCGCTTATAAGACGCTTTATCCAGTTGAGTGCTTTTAACCATGTCCTCGTAAGAAACATCCTGTTCCCCACCATCAACCTTGATCTTGTGCATCGTCCCTGAATAGTCTACCGCTTCCTGCTCCGATTCCGTTCCTTCGGCTTCAGATCCCTCGTCCTGAATTTCTTCAGAGGTAGAGGAGTCGCCCTCAGACACAGAACCAGAATCTGCTTCCAGTTCGCCCATATTTGGTTCCTCGTCCTTAATCGGGTGGAGGTTATGTAAAAATGATTAGCTGGAATTATTGGTAGTTTAACCGAAGTGGATTAGCAAGTCCAATTTTACATCTGTCGTGCTGGCCGGGGATGCCGATGCGGAGTCAAGAAAGTCAGCCGATATGACCAGGTCACCGTTGGGAGCGTACTTCCAACCGAATGAGGAAACTATATACCATTGATCGCTGCGAGCCCTACGACAAACAACTTCTCTAACACGCCGGGTTTCATCCTTACCAAGCACAACTGTTTCGGTGTTTGGGCGGACAATCACTTCCTTTGTGATTGCGTTAAAATTATCGGCATATGTTAAACCGTTCCGTAGGTTGCGTATCGTTACTTCTACAAACTCTGATAGATATTTCAGAGCGTCACCCAGTTCCTTGCCGGCGTCCGTTGCCAGGTATTTTGATACTTCAAACAGTCGCGAGATCGTTATCTTAGCCATTTTTCGCAAAACTCCCTTATCTTAGCCATTATCGCCCCCAGCCATTGCCCCAGCCATAGCCAGAGCCATCGCCATTGCCAGAGCCGAATCGAATTATCTAAAATGACTTCAGACCCTTTTCTCGTAACTACAGTTCCGAAATGTACACCAGCGTTTTCAGTTCGAATAATTGCTTTCATTTTTTTTAGTTCCATTATTGTACACTTTATTGCATCTAGGTGGGTCCCGAAAGCACCCCATCCAAAATGTCCCTAGATTGGATAACTTAAAAAATTAAGGGGGTCCCGGAACCCAATGTTTTTAAATTTCTTTTATCATAGCCCTCCTTTAGTGATATGTTTTAACAGAATATCAATAATCAATTGATATCGATCGCACCGAGCGTCGAGTTTTTCAATACGCTTCATAGAATTTTCTAGCTTATAATTCATATCCAGGGCTTCTTGTGACCTGTTTTGAAGTATCCGGCTTTTTTCTTCGCACCCCTGACAAGGGGCTCCGCAATCTTTAAAAGTCATTTCTTCTTGAAACTCCCAAACTGTTTAGGCCCGTCCCCAAACGTTTTACCCCCAAGGATGTTGCCTTCCATTTCGTTTTGCTGATCGCGCAAAATGTCCGGGTTAACAAACTGATCGACCTTGTTTACATGGCGACCGTCCAGGTAAGGGCTTTCCCGATTCAGGACCCGAATGCCGTACATCAGAGCCGCGAGTGCATCCATATGTCCGAGGGCCTTGGTTCTCTCGAAATCTGTTCTGGTTTTGTTTAACATACCGGCCCGAACACTTGCTATGAGAAACTTACAGCATTTTCTTATCTTGATATTACGGGTAGCAAACCGTGATGCCATCGTGTTCACAGATCCCAGCCAGTTCTGCTTTGGTGGTAAGTGAACAACAAAATCATGGTCACGTTGCAGGTCTATTTGAAGCTGCCCAGGAACGTCAGCCCACACCGGGTCATCCTCCCAACGTAGTCGGTCCAGCCAGTCCGATTCTTTTAGGTCTTTCATTATCACGTCGGTGCCGGTGTTCTCGTCCCATTTCATTTCGTCAAAAACCAGGTCGGTATCAGTGTTGTACTCGTAGGACATTAACAGGGCCACGGTCTTATCTCTGACCCCACCCCAATCCATTATGATCTGCCACTTACAGGCTGACGGCACATTGAAATTTTGAATAGTATCCGATTCGTGAAACACTGGGATAACCATCAGAGTGACGGGCCGGATGATCATTGCCAAGAATTCACGCTTAAAATCATCAGTCAGGACTATGTTTCGTTCTGCGGCAAGGACCGCAACCTCGGCACCCAGCAGTTTGTCAACCCCTGCCATTCGACGGCGAACCTCGACAACGAAAGCAACATCAAAATATGTCCCGGTTCTCGCCGCCGCCTCTACGATAGCGGTATCGTCCATAGACGGTGATTCGAAAACCATGTAATTGAAGAGCGTACCCTTACTCTCACATAATGGAGCAATGATAGTATGCAAAGGATGGTCGGGCTGCTCAGATGGCGAGGAGACAAATATCTCGTGGCCCTTGGATCGAATGAGTTGAGGGCCTATGACGGAATTCACACCATAATCAAAGTCGTCACCGGACACAAACCCGCACTCCTCATAGACGATAATCGCAGCGTTCCCTCCACGGTTTTTATCAACGTATTGCCTTTCGAGCGCGCCAAGTCTCAAGCTGGAACCGTTGTAGAGGTTCCAACGATTTTTGCCCTTGGCCTGGCGAACAAATCCAGGAGGAGCGTCAAGGAGGATCACGTTGAGGTTGTCCTCTACGATCTCTTCACACTTTTCCCTGGTGGGAGCTATAACCCGGACGATAGAACGAGGGTGAGTAAGAAGGTACTCTAAAGCGAAAACCATCACCCAGAACGATTTGCCTATCTGCCTGGACGATAGTATCGCGATCCTCTTAGCAAGCTCGAAATTTCCTCGGACTTGAACAGAGATACTTCTCTGGAGTGGGTCAAGTTTGTAGCTAAGATCACCCTCGGCCCAAAGGAATTTCCTGATAGTCTCTTCACTAATCTCACCACCTTTTGCCACACCGTTCACCCCTCCTTACATCCGCACGGTTTTAGGAAACGGATTGGCTTTAAAATTCCGCATCATTAAACGAGAACCCCGACAAGGACATGGTTTAAGTCCCTTACCAACGCAGCTCCGACAAAGGAAGCCGTCCTCACCGTCGCGAGCACCCTGGCACTCTGGACATTTATAGTACCCGTTGCCCTTGCAGTTCGGGCACTTTGTTCGGTTGCCTACAGTCATTTTACATTACCTCCCAAAAACTTTCTCTATATCAGAGCCCTAACCCATGATTCACCAACGCTTTGGGCAATATTGGCAATAGTTACCAAAAGAAAAAACATATAATAATATGGTAACGGGACCAAAGATAAAGGATACTGCAAGTACTTCAAAAAACTCCTTTACAGTTGGTTTATAGATTTTTCTATCTTGAACGCAAATATCAAGATAACCGTAAAAACAAGCAAAAACCCCAACACCACACCAAGCCAGAACTAGAGGTATCGGTAATAGTGGGATTGATAGTTCAAGATAGTTCATTTTATCATCCCCAAAAACTTTCTCTAAATTTTGTTATAGCCCTCAACTCCTCTGGCTTTTCGGTTCGTTTTTCTTTCTTCTAACCTACCCAAAGCATTGCACAGAGCATAGTAAGCTGACTTATTTTCCCAACATGGAAACTTTTTATCCAATTTTTGAATCATAATCATGGCTGCGTGGATTAAAGTATCGACCTGGCAACCATTCACCCCGTTCTCTTTAATCGGGCCGTCCTGTATTCTAAAGCTGATCATGTTTACATCGTGATCAATATAGATCGGCTTATCTTTCCGCTGCTCGTCAAATAAATCCCAGTCTACATTTCCCTTTTCGTCCTTCGGCCTTTCGGAAAGAACCTCAAAGCCGCCAATTTCCGCCACACCCTTTAATGTTTCTAATGCCATTCCTATTTCACCCACCGCTCGTTTGTTGTTTTTGCCTTTAAAACTTCCATTGCCTTTTCGGCATCAGCCAGATTAGAGAGTGCCATCTGATCGTCTCTAATTGCCTTACCCATCCAGACGTGGCACTCCTCTAGGCATGTAATAGCCATAGCTGAAGACCTACCAGGTTTCAGCTCTGATATAAACCGTTCTACTTCTTGAGCCAGCATAGATGCCCTATTCGCTAGTCCTTCGTGATGTGAGTCAAAACGGACTGATTCGAACCTATTCATTAGTCATAGATCCTCTGTGAGAAAATTAAGACCAAACACCACAACCGTAATAACCAGCAAAAGCATCGATTGCAGGAATTTATAGGTGGTGTGAATTGTTTTTAGGGTTTCTATTATGTTTTTCATCCCGACATCCCCACCTTCTCGACCGCCGCACGATACCAAAGGAAACTGGCTTCCAATGCTTCCTGGGCCTTGTTCAGTTCATTCTGTGAAACAGCAAACCGATTCAGTTTAGTCCGCAACACATTGTAGTCGAGGGCGGCACTTTCGATCACCTTAGAACCTTGAACCGGCTTCTGCGATGGCTCTATTTGCTTGCTCATTGGCTTTTTCGTTGAATTTCTTCCTTTGCTCAATGCCTTCTTTGCTGCCAATTGGGTAACTTTCTTCCGCTTCGTTGTTTTTGCTTTCACTCCTACGACCCCCATTAAAAAATGATTTTATATCGTCCTTGGATACATCTTTATCGTGTACCCATTTATCGCCCTCAACTTTTGCTCTCATTTTGTTTATCCTTTTTTGCAGCAGCCAGTAATAACAACTGTTCCCTCGGAACTGCTTTGAGCATCTTATGGTCCTCGGTATGTTCAGCGATTTTAATATCTAGTTCCTGTTTATCTCGCCA